TCATTTTGGTAGATCATAGTTGGCAATGAGCAGCTCCTTCGCCTTTTTTGCCGGCCTGCTGCCTCCGGGGCCGCCTGTGCCCGTCGTGTATGTGGTGGCTACCTCTCGCATTCTCTGATCTTCGAAGACTTCACGAACCTCCGGCAGATCGTTGAGACTCATTAAAAACCGGCCCTTGAGGGACTTGAGAAGCGCCGCCAGCCTTTGAAAGTCATCCCGGCTGAAAATGCCCTTGCCATAGAAGTCTTCGCACCCCCAATATGGCGGGTCGAGATAAAAGAAGCTTTCCGGGCCGTCGTAACGGCGGAGGCACTCCTCATAGGGGAGATGCTCCACCACCACGTTTTCCAGGCGCAGATGCACCTCTAATAGGGTCTGCTCGGCCCTGGCCCCGAGAAAGGGCCGGGAACTGCCGTCCAGACGCCCGGCAAAATGGCAGTTCACATCCGGCAGTTTGCCGCCATAGCCGGTGCGCAGCAGATAATAAAACCTCACGGCCCGCTGAATATCCGTGAGGTGGCATGGCTGAATCTCCTTAAAGCGAGCGAACTCAATCCGGCTACGAAGACTCCAGCGCATGCACTTAAGAAATTCCTCCGGATGGTTCTGCACGATCCGGAAGAGATTAATCAACTCTCCGTTTAGATCATTCAGCACCTCGCAGGGGCTTGGCGCTTTCGCCAAAAGGATGGTGGCCGACCCTGCGAAAGGCTCGCAGTAAAGCCGGTGGTCGGGCAGCAGGTTGAGGATGGTTTTGGCCAGCAGGCGTTTCCCTCCCAGATAAGGAACCAATCGGGACATGGCTTGCACCTCCTGTTATTATTTATACAAGAGTACCAACACAGAAGGCTTTTATCAACGCTACTGGCGCTGTTTATAATTGTTTATCACTGTAGGACCTATTTCAGTGCTGGCCGCCTCATTCCTCCCAGCCCACGGCTCGCACCGACTGATTACTGGTGTTTTCGTTGTTGAAGTAGATGCGGTTGCCGTCCAGGAGGTGGCAGGCAAAGGGGATGGCCCCCCGGACGCTCTGGAAGGTGCCGCTGGGCGCGGCCCCGTGGAGCACCACGGCGGCATTCGTGCCGTCGTAGGAGATGCCCAGTTTGACGTCCGTGCCGCCGGTGGCCACGGCCTCTCCCAGGAGCCGCCGGGCCGTGGGGGGCACTTTCAGCCCCAGGTCCTTGGCGGCATAGCCGTTGATAGCTCCGGAAGCGATCTCGATGAAGGTGTTCCAGGCCACCTGGCGACCGTTCTTGATGAACCGCACCAGGTTGCTGGAATCATCATTGAGGATCATGCCCAGGTAGCGGAAATTGGTGTTGGGCAGCACCATCAGCCAGTCGCCCTGGGCCAGGGTCAGGGCCGTGCCGGAGTAAGTCAGGGTGCCGGCCGTGCCGTTATCGTTGTTGTTGGCGGTGATGGTCCTGATCTGCCCCTTGGACGCCCCGGAGAGCACCAGGAGCTTGTAATTCGCCAGCTCGTTGGTGCTGAAGCCGTAGCCGATGTCCCCGGTGTTGCCGCAGTTGCGCAGGGTGATGACCTGGGCCACCTGGGAGGAGAAGCGCATCGCCGGCAGGGCCTTGAGGGTGAAGGTGGTGTCCGCGGCCGCGGCCAGGGCGTAGACCGCGTACCACTGGCTGGCCTTTTCGTTCCCCCAGAGGTTGGAAGGGGTATCGAAGTCCATCACCACGTCCGCGCTCATCTCCCGGTACTTGCCGTCCGAGAGGCCGCCATCCACGAAAAGCCCCCGATGAAACGGCGAGGGAAAGCCGCAGAGCATGAGGCGGGCCTTGCAGTCGGAGGTGGCCGGGATCTTCACCTGGGTGGCGTCCACCCACACCAGGTCCGGGCAGTAGACCAGATCGGCCAGTTCCACCACTGCGCCTTCCACCTTCTCGAAGTCGCTCTTTAGTATCACCTGGCGGCCGGTGCCGCTGCCCCATTTGACTTGGGGCACGTGGATTAAGCTCATAACAAAATCCCCCTCTTTCCCCCTTTAGAAAAGGGGGAGGTTAAAGGTTTAATAGACGTAAGCCCGGTAGCACCAGTTGGGGTCGCCCTCCCCCGCCAGGTCGATGGCGTAGGAGTCGTAGGCGGTGCCCGTATCATCCACGGCCCAGGCCGCGGGATAGGCAATGGGGCGCCAGAGGCGCAGTTTCACCCGGCGCTGGTCCAGGCTGAGGTTTTTGGCAAAGAGGGTGAACTCCTCCTGGTCGAAACCGTGAAAATCGGAGGAGACGGCCACCGGGTCGCCCAACTCCAAGCGGGCCCCCTCCAGCCAGGTTTCCAGGTCGGCGATCTCCCGAGGCGGGGAGAGCCGGGCCAGCTTCCGTTCGGCCAGGGTTGCGGCCAGTTGCGGGTCTTCGGTGATCACCGGGGAGCCGTATTTCAGGTCGATGTCGCCGGGTAGCTCCCCCAACTCGTCAATGAGGGCCTGGTCCTTGGCCTCGGCGTATTTGCTGTTGTCCCGGTCGTAGTCGCCGTAGCGCACCCGCACCAGGTTCTTCAGGTCCCGCAGCTCGTAGGAGGTGGTGATGGATTTCACCGAGGAGGCCGCCAGGATCGCCAGGTTCTCCAGGAGCACGAACTTGAGCATCTTGTCGAACCAGACCCAGGAGCCGCTCTGCTTGGCGTAATCCAGGGCGGCGTAGAGCATCAGGGTCAGGCCCTCCATGCTCCCCAACTGGCGCAGCATCAGGTAGTGGGGGACGTATTCCCAGACGTCCGCGTCCTCGATGATGGTGAAGGGAATGGTGTCGGCGTTCAACAGGTTGGGCTTGGAGTCTCCGGAAAGAGCGAAAAACCGGCTCATCATTGCCCCGAACTGAATATCGGCGTTCGCGGCATCCGGAAAGGAAAAGACCTGGCCGCTGCGGCCGGTGGCCGCCAGGCCGAAGGCATGGGCTACCAGGGCGTTGAGCCAGGCGTAATGGTAATCGCTTTTGTAGACAAATCCGCCGAACTCATAGCTCATGCGATTGATCCGCAAATCGTCAAGAATTTTGCGGGCCAGGGTCAGGGCGGTGGCGTTGCCGTTGCGTAGATAGATATAAATCAGGCCGATGGCCGCGGCGGCCATCGCGCCGGGATCATAACCCCCATATTTGAATCCGTAATCGGAAAACCACACGGGCAAAGCAACTTGCGGCGCGCCGCTATAAACAACGCCGGTCCCATACCTTGCGCCTGTGCCGAATTTAGCCATTATTACGCTATAAACAACGCCGGCCCATACTAAGGGGCGGCTTCATAAAAGAATTGCCCGGCAATGGTCTTGTTGCCGGAGGCCGTCCAGGCCGTCTCGGAGGCATCCTTATAAAAATTGACCGTGCTCGCTCCCTGGGCCAGGGAGAGCAGCCCCGCGGTCTGCCAGTTGTAATTGTCCGCGGCCCGGATCAGGGCGTGGATGTAGGTGGGGGCGTTGCTGGCAAAGGGCAGGGTGAAGCTGGCCGCGGTGCTGTTGCTGACCCCGTGGATGTAGAAGGCGACATAGACCAGGGAGCCGACCTTTTTGTAATAGATGTCCTTGTACCAAAAGGAACTCCAGCCGGTGACTGTCGAAGTGGCTCCATAGCTGTTCCAGGCGGAGGCCGAAGCAATGAACGAGTCGATGGCCGCATGGGAGTTGGTGCCGATGTCGGTCAAGGAAGTGTGGCTCTTGGTGGTAATATCCGCAATATTTGAGGTGGTTTTGTTTATTTCCCCCCAAGTGGGCACTGCCCAGGCACGATCGCCCCGGAGATATTTGGTGGCGTCCGCCCCGGCCCCGGCTAAATAAGAAGTGGCCACCTTTGTCGTGGCGTCCAGCGGGCAATAACCGTTAGCGCCGCCTTTAGAGGTCAGAACCTCGTGCCCCGCATGGGGGGCGGAAGCCACCAAGTGCGTATCGATGGCCGCATGGGAGTTAGTGCCGATATCGGTCAAAGACGTGTGGCTCTTGGTGGTGAGGTCACCCAGGTTGGATATGGTTTTATCGATCTGCGCCCAGGTGCCGATGACGCCGGTGTGGTAACCGGAGCCGTGAGCCGTGGGCGTCCGGGCGTCGGTGTTCCGGGGGTCGGAGTTGGTGACGTATTTGTTGGCCGCCGAAGGCGCGCCGTTGGTGCCGGCCAGGGCCGCCTTCTGGTCGGCGGTGGGGTCGTTGGCATTGTTGTGGGTGGGATAATTGAGGCTCAACTTGCTTTCCGCAATGCCCGCGGCGGCGTGCACATCGCCATTTTCCACCAGCTTGGCGGCCGCATCCTCTACGCCTCCGGTGACGTGGCGGAAGCCGGTGCCGGTGGGCGCGGTCACCGGCAGGGGTGACCAGGTCCCGTCCCCCCGGAAGAATGTGCTGAGGTCATTGGGGGCTTTGGGGACGAAGCCGTGCCTGGCCGTGGAGACGTCGCCGGTGGTGTTGTCGGAGAGGGACAGGCCGCTTTCCGGCACGGCGGCGCCGGCGCCCTCTGTGTGGTTGTGCGAATCCCCCCAGGTGACATGGGCCCCGGGCAGCAGGTCGTGCTGGGCTGGCAGATCACCCGGAAAGGTGATCTGGGTGGCCCAGCCGTGCGCGGCCAGCAATCCTAAAAGCAGTAGTAAACCGGCGTAGCGAATCATGATCCCTCCACCCGGCCGGAGACCTGCGCCAGTTCCTCCGGAACGGTATTTTGCCCCTGCCCGGCCAGCATCCGGTTCAATTCCTCCTGGCACCGCTGCCGCCACTGGGTCAGGAGCTGCACCTGAAAATCAATGCGGGTGATCCGTTCCTGGAGCAGCTCGGAATGCAGTTTGCCGTTTACTCCCTGGAGCTGGGCCAGTTCCTGCTTTAGTCTGTTGATCTCCTGATCTTGGAGTCTTTGCGTCTCCGCGCCTTTGCGTGATCTCATCTTTTACTCCCCTACACCAGATAGGTATTAAGCCAGTTAAGCCAGTTCTCCAGAACCTCCCAGGCCGCGGAGTCGTTCGAGTGAAAGTAATATTCGGCCAGGCGGTAGAAGGTCCAGTATTGGGCCAGGGCGTGGCCCACTTCGGGGTAGGCGCTGCCGTTGACCAGTCCCTGGACGATGGACCAGGTATTTTCATATTCCGCGGCGGGCAGCACCCGGCGCTCGTATTTGAAATAGTCCAGGTGGAAGACTGCGCTGGAGCCGAGATTGAGGTAGGCGGTGTTCAGCAGGCCGTTGCCCACGCCTAAGTTGTTGTTGCCCAGGAGCACACCGTCTTTGATCCGGTAGATCTTGGCGTCCGCGGGGACCACCATCCAGGTGACCATATGCCAGGAGCCGTCCAGGACACCTGCGATGTCCGAGTAGGAATCCCCGGCCGAAGTTGTCACCTTGAGCTGCAAATCCAGGGACCCGGCCGTCTTGGTCTGGACCACCCAGCCGTCCGCGGCCATCTTGTCCGCCACCCAGCGGTAATCCCCGGCCTGGGCGTTGCCCTTGATGATCAGGGTGATGGAGAAAGGGCCGGTCCCCGGCTCGAACAGGGCATTGCTGGCCAGGCTGGCGTGGGCCGCGCCGTCGAAGGCGATGGCAGTATTCCCCGGTTGGCAGACGCCGGTGGCGTAAGCGGGGCTGCCGCTGCTCCAGGTCAGGGTGTGGCCGTGCCCCGAGGCGTCGGTCAAGGCCCCGTTGAAGGGCCAGGCCCCGCTCACCAGGCCGTAATCCCGGTACTTTTTCCACCAGGAAAAGCGGGTGAAATCCTCCTCGCCGCACAGGGGGATGTTCTCGATGTCGTTCCGGGTATGCACCGGCAGCACCGGCCCCTTGACGCCGCCGTAGCGGTTATAAAACTCGTCCTGGGCGTCCCGGTGGAGGTGGAGGTAATTGGTGACCAGATCCAGGCGGTTTTGCAGATACGGCCCCAGGGGGTGGGCGTAGTGCACCGGCGTCGGCCCCCGCCAGGTGTTCTGGCCGTAAGGGGTGAGGGACACGGCCAGCCGGGGCGTGTAGGGGTAGGCGTCCCCGGCCTCCAGATTGGCACCGGCGTCGTCCAGCCACCAGGCCGGGGCCTGCTCCAAATCCAGGTTGATCTCCGGGTACTTGAACTCGATGAGCCGCAGGCGCTGGGCATTGGTAAAACGGGCGGTGTCGTTGAACCTCACGTCCGTGACCCGGAACGTGGCGTCCCGGTTGGGGTTCGAGGGCTGCTCGATGCCCACCACCTGGAGGGGGTGGGTCATGGGCCAACTACCCCAATCCAGGTTCATATCCGCGAAATTCACGGTCACCCGGTTCCATTGCCCCGCGGTCACCGAGGTGTTTTTAACGAAGTACGAGCCGTTGGCGTCCTTCACCATCGTGTTGACATTCACCGAGCCGCCGCCGCTGACTTGGGGATAAATGAGATAATTTATATTGGTCTTGCCCGTGGAATTGACTTCTGCGGTATTGAGCCCGGTCCAGATGCCCCAGCCGGTGGCCGCGGCGGTGAGCTTCACCTCCACCTGCAGGGTGGTGTAGTAGATGTCCCCCTCGATGGTCTCCTGGACTTCCCGGTCCTGCCTGATGATGTCGCTGCTGTCCGGCGCGCCCGCGCTGTACCAGGACCCCCAGCCGGGCCGCCGCCGGTCCCGGTCGTCAATGAGGTTGTCGATGGTCTTGAACTGGGAAAAATCGATCTCGAACTGGGTCAGTGCCGCATAGCGATCCGGCAGGGCATGGACAAAGGTATGGTCCGGGCCCCAGGGATCGGCGTCGCCGGGGGCCGAGTCGTTCAGGACCACCAGGAGCCGCCGGGGAAAAATCTCCGGATCGCCGGTCATGAAGGTCCAGAAATCCCCGGCCACGAAGTCGGTGCCCGCACCCGGCTCGAAAAAGACCTCCAGGCCGTTCCCCAGGGACACGGGTGCGTCCGGCCCCCCGGCCTTGCAACCCGTGGCGTTCCAGGTCTGACCCCGGTTATCGGACCATTTAAACCGCTCGGTGCCCAGCTCCCCGGTGGTTTCGATGTAGACCACGTAATAGAGGCGGTTGCTGCCGGTGTAGATGCCCTTCAGCACCATCGTGGCGCTGCCGCCGTTGGAGGACTTGCAGATGTTATGTACCCGGTTGCCCCGGGCCAGGCCCCGGAGCTTGAAGCGCACCTGGCTGATATCGGAAAGGGGGCTGACGCCCAAGCTCCAGTTCATGCCGTAGCCCCACCAGGCCTGGAAGGTGGTGGCGCTGAAGTCCTTGAGGATCACCCGCAGCGCCCGGGGGCCCTGGGCCGCCTCCGCCAGGCCGGTGTCCTGCTGGTCGTCGTCTCCCGGATAGATCTCAATGGCGAATTTCTCGTAACCCTGCACCCCCAGGGTGGAATCCCGGTACATCAGAAAGGCCCCGGCGCTCCATTGCTGGCGCTCGAAGTTGTCCAGCAGCAGCGGCGAGGTGCGGGAGGCCTGGTAGGGATAGAAATTGTCCCAGAGAAACTTGATCAGCCGGGAGTAATCCCGGCCCCGCTCCGGCCCGGCGAAGGAGAGGACGGCCATCAAGTCCAGGAGCCGGTCCACCGCGAAATCATAGGTGTAATCGTCCCGGCCCCGGAGGGCCGGACGCACGCAAGGCGTGTTGTTCAGGGCCTGGCCCTTGACCCCCGTCTCCCCGGTGTAATAGAGGTAATAAACCTGCACCACCGTGCCCGGCGCCAGGGGAGTCCCCAGGGTGGCCACGGTCTGGGTGCCGGAGTTTGCGTAGCTCCCCCCGGTGTAATAATTGGTGAGGTCGCCGGACTCGGGATCGGCCCAGAAGCCGTTCCAGGGAAAGGACGTCTCGAATTTCCACACCCCCCGGAGATAGGCCACGCTCCCGCCGCCGGGCAGGGGCGTCTGGATATAGACCTTGCCGTCCGGGGCCACGGCCAGGCTGTACTGCGCGCCGCTCCAGTTGCCGGCGAGGATCTCCATGAGGGGAGCACCCCCCATGTTGTCGAAGACCCAGTTGAACTGCGCGCCGCGCGCCCAGCGAATTTCCGGCATTTAGATACCCGTTTTCCGTTTTCGGTTTTCTGTTTTCGGTAAAAAATAAAAAATCATCTTGCGTCTTGGCGCCTTGGCGTCTTTGCGTGAGGTCAATTCTCCCCCAAATACGCCCGGACCTTGATCTCGCCGCAATCCACCCAGAAGTCAAAGAGGCACCGGGAGCAGATCTCCCGGATGGCCCGGCCCGCCTCCAGGTCCGCGAAGCAGACGCCGATGTGGTAAAACAGCGTGTCGCTCTTGGCCAGGGCGAAGGCGTCGGCGTTGATGAACTCGCTCAGGCCCACCGCCGCCAGGATATCCTCGATGATATCCACCGGGTGGGTGGTATCGTCCTTCACCACCCGGGCCTCCACGCTGCCTGCCGCGCCCTTCACCCAGATTTCGCCGCTGTTTTCAGAAAAGATCACGCCCTGGCGGCTGTCGTCGTCCTGGACCCAGACCGAGGTAATGGCCTGGAACGGCGCGCCCGGAATCTTGTAGTGCACCACCTTGGCCTGGGCGGTGATGATCCACTGGTCCCCGGACACCAGGTCCGTGCCCGGCGCGCTCTCGAAGTAAACCTCCAGGCCGTTTTCCAGGGTCACCTGGTTGCCCTGGCCCTCGGTGGTGATGCCGGTCTTTTCCCAGGTCTGGCCGTTGTCCTTGGACCAGCGGAAGGTGGCCGCGCCCACCTCCCCGGTGGAATCCGCCTGCACCAGGTAATTGACGTCCGCCTGGCCGGAGTATTTGGTCTGATCCACCACGTGCAGGCTGGCCACGCCGCTGCCGATCTTCACCACCGTGCAGCTCGCATCCGTGGTGCCGGTGGACTCCGCCTTGGCCCGGTAGTAGCCCCGCATGAAGGGCCTTTTCGTGCCGTCCGCATCCGGCACGCCGATCTTTTTGTCCAGGAGAATGCGGATGTAATCGTCGGTCTCCAGGTGGGCCAGGTGCGCACCCTCCCAGGCGTGGGCCATCCCCGAGATGGTCTGCAACTGGCCGATGTAGACGAGCTGCCACTCCACTTGGCCGCCCGGCAGCTCGTAGCCGTGATAGAGCTTGAGCTGCTTCTTGTACCAGGGAATGGCCCGGAGATAGAAGTTGGGGCCGCCCGGAATCCACTGGCGGGAGCGGTTGTCCAGCACCAGGCGGTTGCTGCCGGTGCGCAGGTTCTGAAAGTCTATGGCCATTTCCAGGTTGACGTCGCCGGGGCTGAAGATCTCGCTCTCCGGCAGCAGCATCTTGCCGGTGAGGATGAACTGCTGGAGATTCCCCGGAAACTCGCCGTCACTGGCGTAGCTGTCGTAGCCGGGATCAGGCGCGCTGTCCACCGCGTAAGCGGAGTAGGCGTCCGCGTCCCCGGCCTCATCTACAGCCCAAGCCCTGATGGTGGAATTCAGATCCACCTTTACCTGGTAGTATTGGCTCAGGTCGTATTCGCCCCCGGAGGTGACCGGTACCCAGGAAGCCCCGGCCACACCCTCATAAGTCGCCGCAGTCCTAAGCGACACGGCCACGGTCATATACCCCGCCTGGTCGATCCAGGCGGGGGCGGCCAGGTTGGGGGTGTAGGCCTGCATCACCGGCGAGATCCAGGAGCCGGTCAAGAAGTACCCGGCCTGCATGGCCAGCTTGCCTGCTTCGCCGCCATACTCGGTATTGGTAAACGTCCCCCCGCTTCCGGCCAGGCCCAGGTCCAGGTCGAAGGGATAGATCACCGCCCGCACCCGGGGCTTGGCCCCCCGGGGCCGGGCTTCTTCCTGGAGGTAGTTGGCGGTGGCTTCTCGCATTAAACTCGTAGGGCGGGCGTCCCCGCCCGCCCTTTAATCCTTGCGTCTTGGCGAGTTTGCGTCTTTGCGTGAGGTTTAAACTTCCTCCAACTCGATCGTCCCCGACCACCAGCTGCCGGGCACGGCCACAAAATTAAAATTGTTGGTCCAGTCGAAAGTCCCGACTTTCTCTCCGGAGAGGTCGTAAAAATCCAGGTCCACCTGGGCGTCCTTGATCTCCTTGAACTTTTCCTTTTGGGCCTCGGAGATATAATTGAAACGCAGACTCCAGCGCTGCTTATAATCCCGGCGATAGCTCCGGAGCGTGCCGTCGATGGCCCGGGCCCGGTCGCCGAAATCCTGGTGCTGGTGCTCAAAGCCCCAGGAATAATTCACCGGGAAGGTGTAGCTCTGCTCCGTGCCCCCCCGGGGGGTCCAGACGAACCGGCCGTTAGGCATTTAGTCGATCCATTGGCCCTGGTACTTTTTCAAGACGGGGGCGATTTTGTTCTCCACCATCCGCTCCCAATCCAGGGGGCTCACCGACTCGGCGTCCAGGGCATGAATGTGAAAATGCATGTGCATCTCGGGGCGGGCGTCCGGTGGCCCAGGTTTTCCCGCCTGCGCTCCGAAATCCACCTGGTCAAAATTACCTGTGCGCAGGGCCTCGAAATTGCGCCGGCCCAACTTGCGCATGATCGGCCTCCCGAGGAGACCTTCCTCTTCCTGGCCGATGTATAAGTGCTCGTCTTTCCCCAGGACCCCGCCCCCGTGGAAGATGCCCAAATCCAGAAAACCCAGGATGCCGCTGATTCCCCCCCCGGTCTCCACCGGACCGCGTAAGTCCCGGATCACGGCCGCGGCCAGCGTCTGCCAGTTGGCCATAAAGCTGCGGCCCATCGATTCCATCGATTCCTTGAAGGACATGCCGCCCTTGCTCACATTGTCGACGAAGACCCGGGACGCGTCCTCCAGGAGGTCCCCGGACTGGAGCACTTGGTCCTGCCAGGCGCTGCCGGCCCGCTCCAGGATGCCCTCCAGGCCCTCCAGACCGGCGATATTGGCGGTCTGCACATAGAGGGCCGCGGCCACCAGGCTCTCAACTTCCTGGGCCTGGCCCGTGCCCTGGAAGAGAAATTGGTAGGACCCGGCCTGGATCTGGGCCTTGGCGATCTCCTGGGCCGTGGCGGGGTTGGCCAGGTACGCGCCTCCGGACTGGCCGCTGACCATCCCCTGCACCACCAGTTGCGCCACCTGCATGGTCTGCACGGACATGGTTTCCGTAGAGCCGCCGGCACCCCCGGCATTTTTCTCGTTGCCGCTCATCATCGCCGCCAGCAGCCCGATGCCCCCCACCCCCAGGAGTCCCAGCCAGGCGCCGTCCCCCGAGCCGCCGCCGCCGTAACCGCCGCCGTAATTTTGGGGCCAGTTGCCGGTAGCCGGGGCGTTAAGCGCGGAATTGATGATCCCCGTCTGGCCGCCGCCGCCGAGACCCAGGAGGTTGCCGAGCCAGCCGCCCCCTTCCCCGAAGATGTAGCTGCCCGCGCCCTTAAAGAGCGACCCCACCCCCCCGGCGATCAGCCCCACCAGGGGCTGGACGACCAGGGACTCCAGCAGGGCGTTGCTCAGGCGCTTCAGGAAGTTGGTCATGACGTCCGTAAATTTCCCGGTGCGCCAGATAATGATGTCGAAGAAGCCCATGAGCAGGCCCTCGGAGGCCTGGGTGAAGCCCGCAAAGGCCTTGACTCCCTGCTTATAGAGGTTGGTGGATTCCGCGTGGTACCGGGCCGCGGCGTCGGCCATGCCCGCGTAAAAGCCCCCCACCTGCTGGCTCATGCTCCGGGCGTGCTCGACGGCCCCCTGGTAGTATTGCTGGTCCAGGTCCTGGCGGTAGCGCTGGATCTCGTCGTAGCTCCCCTTGTGTTCCCGCACCAGATCCTTGAGACCCGAGCGGGGGTCGAAGACCGTGCGCCCCCGGCCGTAGTCGGCCGCGGGGGAAAGACCGCCCCAGAAGCCCCATTCCTCCCCGCCGCCGCTGCGCCATTCGCCGGATTGGGGCGTTAGCATCGGCCCCCACTGGTTCATCATCCACTGGGCTTCCGGTGGCAGGCCCTCGGGCAGAGGCTGAATAACTCCTTCCCTCTTAAGTTTCTCCTGGCTTTCCCTGAGCTTGTCCAGCTTTTGCCGCAGTTCGTCAGCGCCGCTGGTCATGTAATCCCAAAAGGAGAGGTTCCCCTCGGACCAGGCTTTAAGCCCTTCCAGAGAGGTCTTGACCTGGCCGATAATGTTCAATATCGCCAGGATCGCCACCTTCCCCTTGGTTCCCACCAGGAAGAAGCCGACGATGCCTATCTCCTGGACCTCCACTGGCAGGGTGCGCCGGCCGTCGTCCATCTGCTTCAGGAGTTCCCAAACGCCGGCGATGATGGGTTTGAGGTCCCCTAAAAACTGCTTGGTATCCTTCCAGGCGTCGCCCACCCGCTTCGCCAGGTCCTGTTGGTGCTCCAGGGCCTGGTTGCCGGTGAGGTAATACTCCTTGACCTTGTCCAGTTCGGCAATAACGTCTTTGTAAATGGGTTTGAAGGCCACCTGGGCCAGCTTGTCCGCCACCGTGCCCAGGGTCTCTTTGGTGGATTCCCAGGTCTGCTGGATGTCCTTGCTGGCCACCGCAGCCGCGGGGAAAAGCCCCATCACCTTTTCCAGGAAGCCGCCGAAGCCCTCTTTTTTCCACTCCGCCAGGATATTTTGGAACTGCTTCTGGACTTCCTTGCCCTCGGTGGCGCTGATCTGGCCCATTTGCTTCAACCGGTCGATGACCAGCTTGGCCATCGTGTCGGTCATGCGGGCATGGCCTTCCCAGAGGGCATTGAGCTCCTGGAGAACCTGGCCTTCCTGTTTGATCCAGGGCACCAGTTGCTTGATCTTGTCGATGAACAGGCCGATGTTATCGATGGTGCTTTTGCTGACGCTTTGATTCCGGGCGATGGCCCATTCCATGACCATCATCATTTCCCGGGCGTTGGCGAAATACTTGGAGGAGGCCACCATCGCATAGTCGACCAGCTCCCCGTATTTTGCCTTGAGGCTCTCGTAGTGGGCCTCCAGGTCCTTGCCCGTCTTGCCGGAGAGGTCCGCCTCGGCCGCGGCCATGCGGATGATGGCCTTCTCGTAGGCGTCCACCCGCTCCATCGCCCCATCGAACAGGCTGTACGAGCCCCGCACCACCGCGTAGAGCGCCACCATCTTCGCCTGGGCCAGTGCCACCGACTGCCCCAGGCGCTCGTAATCCGTCCCGGCCTGGGAGGCGTCCTTGCCGCTTTGGGCCACACCCCGGCCGCCGGCGGCCGCAGCCTTCCCGGCCCGGTCCAGGGCCTCGCCGCTGGACGCGGCCGCGTTCTTCAGGCGTTCCAGATCACCGGTGATCCCGGTGATCTTGACCGCGCCCTGCTCGTCGACGATGACGGTGAGTTTGACTTCAGGCATCGGGGGGTCCCGGCCGCCTGGCGTTTTCCCAGGCGATAGCTTTGATTCGGTTGAGTTTTTGCAGCATCCGCACCGGGTGGTGCACGCCCCAGCGCGCCATCAGGGCAAAGAAGTCAATCCCCTGGCAGATGGGATCGATCAGGGTGCGGTAGGCCTCCCAGACCAGCAGGTTGTTGGGGGCCAAACTCGGCATATCGCAGTCCGCACAAATCCTCTCCACGCCGAATACCAGCCGCTCCTGGCGGCAGTCCTCACAGGTCAGGCTGAGGGGGTCGGTGAAGTATCCGGCGTAGGCGGCAAATTTTCGTTGTCTTTGGCCTCCTGCCGCGTCACCTGTCGGTCCCAATCCCGCACGTATTTGGACAGCCAATTGGAAAAGGGGACGGAGTGGCGCACCAGGAACTCCAGGTTCTCCGGACAAAAACTCAGCTCCGCATCCGGGGCCGTGGCGCAGGCGTCCCCGCCTGCGGACTGCATCTTCACCTTACGCCCCGGCAGGAGCTGCGCCAGGTGCTCCACCCGCAACCCCTGCCAGCCGGCCACCGCGAAGAGGGTCAACTGCAACTGGTGCTCCACCCAATCCACCGCGGCCAGGGCCCGGGCCGCCACCGCGTCTTCGTCTCCCTCTGCCGGTGGCGCCTGCAGTCCTTCCGGCAGGCCCCCCTTCAGCATGGCCCGGCCCATGATCCGGGCGCTTTCGGGGACGTCCGGCAGCCGGAGCTGCAGCTTGTAGCCGGGGATTTGCGGATACTCCACCCACCGGGGAGCGGATAGATCCTCCACCAACTCGCTGATTTTGAGAATGTCAGGCATTTTTTCCTCACGCAAAGACGCCCAGGGCGCAAAGTTAAGTAAGCAAAATGCTCCATTCATCATCACCGTTGGTCTCCTTGAGGCCCGCGGTGATCTGGAAGATGCGGATCTCCTTGCGGTCGCCGGGCTTCAGGTCCTCCACCTGGGCCTTGCCCGCGGTGATGGTGATGATGTTGCCCGGGGTGGCCCCCACGGTGCAGCTCATGGCCGCGCCGCTGGAGGCCCGCCACTTGCCGTAGAAATCCTTGGTGGCCACTGCCACCGACGCCGGGTCGAAACTCCATTTGGGGTGCCGCGGGCCGAGAATGGCCGGGCGGAAGCCGCTGGCCTGGCCGGCGTCGTCGGGGAGAATCAGGGTATTGCCCAGGGACAATTCGGATTTGGAGATGATGCCCTGGTAGGCATCGAAAAGGAAGGTCACCCCCTGAAAAAGCGGCGGCTGAATGAGCATGGGCGCGTAATTGACCCCGGCGAGAAAGCCGCCGTCCACCACCGAGAAGTCCATGCCCTGGAAACTGAATTGCCCCAGGAGGCCCTTGGCCTTCTCCATGATGATCTTCAGATCGCCCCGGCAGCCCCAGACCTTCTTTCTGAGCGTTCCCGTATTGCGCCCCAGGGTGGCGCTGGGCACGTTCAAAGTGGCGGGCTTATACTCCACCGAGACGCCCGGAGTGATGATCTCCTGGGCGCCGCAGGCCTTGAGATACTTGCCCCACCAGGGCGGAGTGCCCGGCGTGCCCGAACCCGCCAGGTGCGAACTCCAGGAAATTTTGGCCGAGCGCTCGCCGGGCTGGGACTCGATCTCCCCCAGGGTCTCCTTGGCGGGATCGGACTGGTAGCGCCCGATCTCGGGGTCCCAGCCGGGCGCGATGGCCAGAAAGGCCTCGGCCGCGGTCAGGGTCTCGGGCACCCCCTCTTCGGATTCGAGCTTCCCCGCCATTTGCATGCGTTTGGTCAGATCGGACATGACTGCACCTCGCTTTTGGTGGGGGCGGGCGGATCATCCACCGTTCCCGTTACCTGAATAATTGTGGGAATCCCGAAGGCTTCAGCAGAGGGAATCCCTGCGGGTTCAATTTCCTGTTTGACGGCCGGGGGCACCTCCACCAGTCCCTGCCAATGGGGCGGGGTCAGAGTTACGGTCCCGGCCTCGCGGACCTGGAAGGACCGCTCCGGCAGGTCAGTCTCCGGTGGCGCAGGCTTTCCAGCCTGCGCCCCTCTGCGCCGCCGCGTCCCCACGGTCACTGTCCCGGCCTCCCGGGCCTGGAAGGATTGGCTGACAGGCGAGACGCCTGCCCTACCAACTTCTTCTTCCGGCACTTCCCGGCCTTCCACTGCTTTTTGGGCGTCCATTAGCCGGAGGTCCCCAGAATCCAGACCAGGTAGTCGCAGGGGTCGCCCGCGTCGTTGGCGACCTTGATCTTGTCCCCGGTGTCCGGGGTCACGGTCCAGCCGGTCACCGGGTTGGCCAGGACCAGCTTGCCCTTGGGCGGCAGCACCACCGTGTGCGCGCCCGCGCCCAGGAAGACCAGGGGATTGGCGTCGTTGCCGATGGTCAGGACCTTGGTGGAACTCAGGTTTTCGATAACTAAGGCCCTCACCTTGGCAAAGGCCAGGGCCGCGCCGAATGCGTCCGTGAGTCCGCCCCCGGCCAGGTCCAGGCTTTCGTTGGCGCCCCCGGCCAACGTCCGTTTATCGTGAAAAACCAGGTCCCCCTGCTCGGACCCTACCCCCGCCGCGAAATCCTGGCTGATGGACTTATTCAGCTCATCCACGGGGGTACTGTAATCCATCGTTTTGGTGGCCGTATGCCGGATGATGATGCCCAGGCGGGCGCTGTTCAAGCCCATGATCAAACCTCCTCGGCGATGTAGTCGTTTTTAAGGCGGTACTCGGCCAGATAGATGGCAGTTTTGGCGGCCCTGGGGGAGAGTCCGGTCATCTTGACCTGCCGGACGAGCTGCAGGGGCCGGATCTCCAGGCCCAGGGTCTTGCCCAGGAGCAGCCGCCGCAGATCCTTGAGGATGGTGTAGGCGCCGGTGCTGCCGCCCCGGGCCGCCTTCTCGCTCCGGTAGCTCCGGGAGCCCACCAGAAGGTTCACGGTGGCCTCTTCGAGGTAAAAAGGCATGGTCGCGGCGTCGTAGGTGGCCTCGCTCACCTCCACCAGGACCCCCGGAAATCCCCGGATGAAGTTATCCAGGGCCGCGTCTTCGTCCAGTTCCCCGGCATAGCCCTTCAGGGTCTTGAGATAACCCCCGGTCCCGGTGTTCAGGCTCGCCAGGGCCTGGAGGATCGCGGCCTCGTAGTCGTCGAATCCGTAGTTCATGCCGTTTTTAAATATTCGGTCCAGCGGTTGATGAAATAGGCCCAGTCCTCATTCTGCACCAGTAGGAAGGGGCGGGCCGGCATCTTCCGGGTGCCCTCCTGGTGGAAGAGGGCATATTTGACATTGGTGATGATCTCCAGCCGGTTGCGAAAGGCCCGGTAGGAGATGGAGCGCCGCAGGCGTCCGGTTCTCGTCAGGATTTTGCGCCCGGACCAGGCTTCCCGTCCTTTTTTGCTCATCCGGCCTTTTTTGGTCCAGGCGTATTTCAACCCCGAAATCCAGCCCACCAGGGTGGAAAAATTCAATTTGGCCCAGCGGACCGGCCGGCCTTCGACATCGAAGGTCTTCTCGGTGGAACCTTTCATGCGTTCCCCAAAGTCCGCCATCACCATTGTGGGGTCGTCCAGCTTGGCCTTGAGCTGGCGCATCAGGGCCGTGGCCCCGAAATCCTGATGGATGATTTGCAGCCGGTACGCCATGACAGCCCTACCAGTTTTTCAAAGTATCCCGGGAAAAAACCCGGTCGCTGCTGGAGATCTCCGCCACCGCGGACTCCACCTCCGCAGGCGGCAGGGCGGTGGCCCCCAGGGTCGCCAGGCCCTTGGAGACGTTTTTCAGGAAGGCCACCGCGTCCTCATACTTCTGCCGCCGCACCTTGTCCTCCAGGCTGCGCCGGGTGAAGAGGTGGTAAATGGCCATATCCACCGAGAGCGACCGCACCATCTCCGGCGCCGGGGAAAAAGGCACCTGGTAGCGCATCCCGCAGTAGGCGTCGATCTCCGCGTCCGCCTTGGCGATGGCTTCGCTAACCATCGTGGCCTCCGGCGTCCCCCCGGACTCCGCGGTGAGCTCCGCCAACTCCTCTTCGGAGATCCCCTTCAGGAGGTCGCTCTGGGTGGAATAGGACATGGCTTATCCCTTATCCCCTTTGCCTTTCTTGGCCGCGGCTTCCCTGGCCTGGGCCAGTTCGCCCTCCAGGCCGGAAACCTTGGCCAACAGCGCTCCCACTTCTTTGGACAGGGCTTCACTCCCCTGGACCCGGGCCAAACAAGCCTCTTTGATATCCGCAGCCGTGGCGTCCGCGTGCAGTCCCAGGACTTCGGCCAGGCCTGGCAGACATTCGAGGACTTCATTCGCGATTTTGACTGTTGCTTCATATTCCGGAATAGTGGCGTCGGGCTGCCATTTCAGGACCGCCGCTCCCAGAAAGGTTAAAAGTTCCTGGGCCCGGGCCAGTTCTTCATCGCCGGGCCGGTAATCCCCGGGGAGAAGGTCCAGCTCGTGAATGAGCAGGGCCATCCTCCCCTGCCGCCTGATCCGCTCCTCGTCCTTAATCGGCATCAGTGCCTCCTCCGGCCTACGCCGCCAGGTCCTGAATGACCAGCAGGTCGGCGGTGCCTTTCCAGACGTTCTCCTTGGAGCCGCCCACATCGGCCTGGCCGATGATGAACTGGTTGTTCAGGATTTCCCGGGCCTTGCCTTCAAGCGACGGCGGCACCACCAGGAGGTTGGGGGTGATGTCCAGGGCCTCGCCCCGCACGTTTTTCAGGCTCATCATGGCCGCGCGCGCGGCTCCGTAGTTGTCGCCGGTCAAGGCCGCCTTGCTGCAATGGGCCAACTGCCAGAGGCCAAAGCCCACGTTGCTCCGGTAATCCACGCCGTAGCGGATCTTGCCGCGCATGAACTTCTGCTCATCGTCTTCTTTGTCCATGCGCACCAGCCGCCAGTCCCGGCGAAGCTGAAAAATAAAGGGCTTGATGGCCCGGCTCACGTCCATCAAATACCAGGCCGTGCCCACGCCGTCGGTGTAATTGCTGCCCACGGCCGCCTCATTGGTGGGAATGGGCGCGGGGTGATCGGTGTCGAAAAAGTGTTTGCCGTCCCAGATGGTGGCGGTAAGACCCGCGGCGAACAGCGCGCCGATGAGCCGGTCGGGGTGCTTTTTCGCGGCCCGGCCCAACTCCGAAATGAGCGGGGAATAAATCCCCAGGGTGTCGTCATCGATGTCGTCTTCTTCCACCTCCACCGTGCCCTCATATTTCTTGGCCTCGATCTGGAAGGCTTCGGCCCCCAGGGATTGGATCTGGCGGTCGCCGATCCATTCCTGAATGCCGGGGAAGTTTTTCAGCCATTTGTAATCGACGATGCGGGTGCCGGCCCGCACCAGCATGGCCACCCGTTCCCACCAGGGCTGCGTCGCCTGCAACGCCTCATTGAAGAGGGCGTTGAAGGTGATGTACATATTCGCCAGCTTGTTTTGGTCAATGATCATTGGGTATGTCCTCCCTGATTAGGCTGTGGTTAAGCCGCATTTTTCCGGGTGAACTGCACCCGGGCCGCGTAGAGATGGAGGTCGTCGGTACCCAGCTCCCCGTCCTTGGGCTTCATCACCACCGTCAGGTGCGCCGGGCCGTCAGGCACGTTCGCCTTATCGATGGTCATGGTGTACCAGGTGAGGGTGGCGCCGCCGGTGATCTCCGGGTCCGCACCGGCACAGTCGGTGTCGCCCTTGTCGAAATAGGCCTCCATCTCCAGCACCGGGGTGTCCGTGGCCCCGGTCATGGCCACGGCCACTTTCACCAGCACGTCTGCGCCGCCGTCCAGGTCCGCGGGCAGGGACACCCCGAAAGCCACCCCCACGGGCGTAGCGTGGGCCGCCCACTTTAACACCCGCTCCTTGTCGCTGATCTGGGCCCAGCCGGGAGCGGTGGCGGCCGCGTACTTGGTGAGCGCGGTGCCGTCTTCCAGAGTGAGGTTGGCCAGGACGTCGATGTCGCCGTCCACGGAGATGTTGTAGGTCCCCAGGGTGGCGGGTTCGATATCGATCTGGCCCTTGGTGGCGGAGAT